TCTGGCTATGCATACAGCTGGCAACAATGTTGGAGATGGATATGGCGTACTAATTACACAGGAGTTAATTGAAGAACTAATTCCAAATAAGATAGTAAACCAGATGGAGGAACTGCAGATAGAGAGTGTGCTCCAAAGTGAAGACACTTTCTGGATGAAGACCGAAAGCCATATCGACTATATTGGTGTGTTGCCGAAACAACAGAGACCTCATACACCAAAGAAGTCAAAAATAATACCATCTGCAATCCAAAATGTGTGTGGCTTGATGCCTTTTACTGAACCAACAATTTTAAGCAAACAGGATCCACGCTATACACATGAGGATAGTCCACTCAAGCTTGGAGTGGAAAAGCATGGTGTGCTAACAAAGAACTTCCCATCTGAATGGGTTTCTGAGGCTGAGCGTGCATTGTACACTGGAGTTTTCCAGTCGATGCGCCCCGCGCTTCTTAATCCAAGAAGGTTAACACCAGAGGAAGCAGTTGTTGGTAAACCAGGTGTTGAGTTTTATGATTCCGTAAAGCTTAGCACCAGTGCTGGCTGGCCCTGGACAACAAGGTCAGCAGATACGAGCAAAGGCGCATGGATTAATCCAATCCGTGGACCATCAGAGGCGATGATTGGTTGTGAAATACACCCGGAGTTGCTTTCTGAAATTCAGAGGAAAGAGGATTTGCGCCGTGCTGGAACTCAGCCTTGTACTGTGTTTGTTGACACACTTAAGGACGAGAGAAAGCTTAAATCCAAAATACACAAACCAGGAGCTACCCGCGTGTTTTGTGCCAGTCCAGTGGACTATACCATTGCGATGCGACAGAATTATTTGCACTTTTGTGCATCTTTTATGAAGAATCGCTTGGCTAATCAGTCAGCTGTTGGTATGAACGTGAAGGGTAATGAATGGTCAGCACTGTTCCAGCGCTTAACTAGTTTTGGGCATAGTAAAGTGATCGGTCTCGACTACAGTAATTTTGGTCCGGGTTTTAACGCAGATGTTGCTGTTGCTGCAGCTAACATCATGGTTAGATGGACTATGGATAATGTGGAAGGGGTTGATGAGCTTGAATTGCGTACATTGCTGGCAGAGTGCACGAATAGTGTACATTGTGTGGCTGGTACTGTGTACCAGCAGTTTTCTGGCTCGCCTTCGGGTGCATCTATTACTACTGTCATCAATTCATTGGTGAATATGTTGTATGTTATGCTTGCTTGGAGGCAACTGGCCGGAACAGGGATTGACCCATGGGAAACATATTTTCGCAATGTGGTTCTTGTGGTGTATGGTGATGACTTGATTATGTCCGTAAGTGAGCAGTATCTTGGGAAGTTTAATGCAGTCACAATTCGTGATTGGTTTGCTACCTATGGTATAGTTTCTACTGGGAGTGACAAGGATGCTGACTTGGCGGAGTGGCAGGATATTAGTTGCGCAACTTTTTTGAAGCGCTCTTTTCTTGCTCATCCGATGCGTCCGTTTGCTTGGCTCTCTCCGTTAGCTTGGGAATCTGTTAATGATGCCACTCAGTGGATTATGAAAACTGGAACTGTGGAGGAAGATACGCGTATTAATGCGGTTAGTGCGCTTATTGAATGCCACGGTTGGGGACCTGAGAAGTTTTCAGAGTTCCTGCGGACTGTTAATTCAGCTCTGGTGTATAAAAACATCAGACCACTCACTCTTGAGTGGAAGACGCTGGATTTGCAATGGTTTGAGGGGAATTTGGATAACTATCAGTTTTCCTTCCAGTAATTTACTGGGGGTGAATGAAAGTTTCTTGGTGACGGGATTTATTCAAACATGACTGGTTGCAGTCTTTAATACGGTGATGGTTTCCATCGGGGTTCTATTCTTTCTATCGTAAGGTGGTGGGGTTTTTCCTTTAGTAGTATAGTC